GATCAGGAAAACCATTCTCTGAACCAACCTCAATATCAATTATCGCAATAGAAATTTCATTGATATCCCATTCAATCATCCCTTTATGTTCATCAGCAATAAAGGCACAATCAAAATTCTCGTTGCCGTAAATCTTGAAATTTTCTACTTCACTATAATTCTTGATGAATTCACGCGCTTCACGAATATCACCAAACTTTACAGGTTCAAGATTTTCACCAAACAGGGATTTATATTCAGTATATTTCTTAGACGGCAAAAACAATGTGGGCGCATAAGCAATTTTATACTTTACGCGCCTACGATTTTTTATACCACGATAGAGAATATTGTTGCCAATGCAGGCAACATTGGTATAATAATTCATTATACCTCAGTTTCAGGTGGAAGAACTCCGATTGTTAACCAGCGTTTAGGAAACAACATTTCACGCCCACGAAAGTCATTCATATCCATCGTGGGGTCCTGAACAAGACCAATAACATCAATCATACCATCATGTCTAAGTTCCATATCATACTTCTCAGCCTTAGGCATGTTGTGTTGAGTTGCGAGTTTTTTAGCAAGTTCTTGAATGTTCATTTACTATCCTTATAGAGTTTATAATATATTATACTACGATTGACCGCCAATTTCAATAGATACGGCTTTATTTACTATATCTTTATTTACTTTTTCTGCTTCACCGCGATATACACGATTACGCAATTCTGTTGAACTAAATCTATGCTTTCTGGAATTATACCAAATCTTGATTCCTCGTTCTTCACAGATTGCTTTACCTGTAAATTCTTTATCACGATATTCTTCACCAATAATACGAACAGTAATCGGAAGAAACATCAACATATCTTCCAAATCTTTTTCTGTGTCATATACGATAATTTCATCAACAAATTTTACCGCTTCAAGTTGAACATATCTTTCAACAACAGACTGAACAGGTTTGTTTTTTGTTCCCGGTCTGTCAATTGTAGGATCACTTTGAAGTCCAACAATCAAATAATCACAAATGTTTTTTGCTTCTGCTAACATAAGAATATGTCCGGAATGGAGCAAATCAAACGTAGAGCAGGTAAATCCAATAGGCTTTCCAATCATTTCATCAGGTAGAACTAGCATTTTCTTTTTCCTCTTTAGTAAGATTTTTTATAATAACAGAATTATTCATTTTAGCAAAATCTAATTTATCGCCGTATTTCCATCCAAGTTCATCAAGCATATCTTGAGGCAATTCTAATATTGCATCACCATTTTCTAAAATATCAACAACTCTACCGGTATATATTTTGTTCATAGTAATATCAGTTCAACACCCGCTTCAGCAAATAAAGTCTGTGTAATTTCAAAACTATCTTTCCAACGCGGATTATTATTGAATGGTGCAACAACGGTTTTGATGCCACTTTGAATAACTATTGATGCACATCGGCTACAAGGCATGAATGGATAAGTGTATAATGTTGTATTTGTCAAATCTTGTCTTGCAAATACGATTGCATTGATTTCACCATGAACAATCATTTCATATTTGATATCACGATTTTCAAGACGCTCAATATTATCGTGAACACCCATTGAAAATCCATTATAACCTGTGCTGATAATTCTTTTTGAATTATCAACAATTACTGCACCAACTTGTGTGCTTGGGTCTTTACTCCATGTGGAAATATGTTTTGCTAAATCTAAGAATCTTTTGTGCCACTTGTAATTTCCCATTTATATTTTCTCCAAGAGTCCATCGCTTTTTTCAAATCGTAACGTTGTTCAAACCGAATTTGCGTCATAATACCATAACAAAGTTCACTACGGTCCATTCGTTCTAGAGCATCATATCGTTCTTGTAATGCATCTAAAACAACATCAAAATCTTCATTCTGCGGAATCTGAGTCGTCATTTTTCACCTGTTTGTCTCTTGGAGCAGGACGGGCAGCAATCAATTGTGCCTGAATCATAATATCTTTATAGAATGTTCGTTCTTTACCTTCAAGATTCGTCAACATTCTTTTTGTTGTTTGCTTCATTCTAAAATTTTTATCAGCTTTCATATAATATATCCAAAGTTAGAAAGGGGAAGGACATTGCATCCTTCCCCAAAAAGTATCAAGCTACTTTTTTGCCTTCATTGAGAAGTTGTTGTTCTGGTTTTGGAAGATTCAATTCAGCAGAAATCTCAATTTTACGAGGTTTCTTACTTTCAGGAATAACATTTTCCAAACCAATGCGTAGAATACCATCTTTGAATTCTGCACCACGAACTTCAACAGTGTCAGCAATCCAAATGGTTTTAGTAAAAGCGCGAGTTCCAATACCTTTGTGAAGATAACTTCCTTCAGGAACTTTGTCTTTCTTTTCACCAGTTACAACTAGATTACCATCTTTGATAGTAATTTCAATTTCATCTTTCGCAAAGCCAGCAACAGCCAACTCAACGACATATAGATTGTCATCAAGTTTTAGAATGTTGTGTGGTGGAAAGTTTGAAACAGTTTTAGAAACATCCAAATTCATAAGTCTTTCAACATCATCAAAAAAGCGTTCAAAACCTAGAGTTGAATGTGTAAGTGGTGCAAATGAAATACGTCCTAGATTAGTCATATAGTCTCCTTAGTTAAGCAAGTTTATAATGTGTAACCCCGAAGGCGTTACATTTCTATTTAGCAAGGATTTCAAAAGAATCTTTGTTCATTAGAAATTCTCTTTGAGGATTACCTTCACGAAATACTTTGATGAAGGTAGTTTCCCCATTCAATACTGTTTCATTTATATTTTTGGTATATAGTATTTCACCTGTATACCGATTCTTCAATTTTTTCACTTTTACTTTTTTCATGATATAGAACCATGTTAGTTATTACCGCGTATTTTTTTACCGATATTATACTTTGCTACCAATTCCCAATCATCTTTTTCTTTATAGGAAATAATCTTGATTTGATGAAGTGGTGCAATGTTATCTTTCATTATAACAGGATTTAGAACAGTAATCAAGCCCCATTCGGAAAGTAATTTGGCAATTGCGTTTCTACGTTGAATATCGTTATCGGAAATATTAGAAGGTTTACCATCCAAAGCAAACAGTTCTTTGAAATGAACCAAATAATAATGCCCTTGTTTATGTAAAATGTGACAAGATTGATAAAGAATTTTGTCTTTTCTTGATGAAACACCGATTCTGGTTAGTGTTTCTCTTACTTTTAGAAAATCGTCCTGCTCGTTTAATTTTATTTCAATGAATTTAGTCAAATCAACCATTTTTACGTCCTTTCAATCCACCGATTTCGGTTTGTTCTTTTAGTTGTTGGATTTCTTCTTTACTGAGTAGGTTGAGGACTTCTTCAGCCTTAGAATTGGAATAACCGTAAACCTTTTTGATACATTCCAAATCTTCACTTTTCTCTGATTTAACCCACTTGGCAAACGGTCTTTTTTTGGACCTGATAGTATTTAGCAAAAATGAATTTTGCAATTTCTTGTCTAAATGGTGCCGACGATTCATTTCATTGGCAAAATAAACGCAGTCTTGATGATATGAAAGAGCGCGATTTACAATAAAAGGATTATAATCTTTCTCTGTCTGTTCATCAACAATCAGATTATTCTTACTCTGAAGAATTTCTTTGACATAATCAAAAGGATTGCTCATAATAATCTTACCAAAGCTATTACATCAATACTTATCAAAAGGAGGTAGTTAGCCAATAAGCCAAAAGAACGCCTACTGTATGCACAACAACTAAACAAAAAACACCCAATAATCCATAAAGGATATAGTAATAATAGGGGCGGTTGTGGCACAGTGACAGCCATAATGATACTACACGATATGCTAAGTAACCAAGCGATAAACTCGACAATAAAACGTATGCGATTAGTTCGATAGTCATTTTTTATCCACTGAATCATTTGAATTCTAGATTTACCATCAACTCGGTCAAACATGCAACAATGTTGATTTCGGCATCAGCAACAAATGCCTGTTTATATTGATAATCTGCAAGAATGATAACTGCTTGTGGAATGCTTTGTGGTTTCAGAATATCATAAAGAGAATCATATAATTTTCTAAACAATGCCTGAGGATCCATCTGATTAGCAGCAACCCATTTACGGATTGAACCAAAGTCTTTTTCGCGTAGATACTTTACAATATCATTGATTGAAATATCAATAACTTGTGAAAGAATACTCGTATCAATCTTACCGAATTTAGAGAACCGTTGAAGTTCGTTGATAGTTCTCCGAAAATCAGGAAAATGTTTCTTGATAATCTCAGCAACAACTTTATGTTCAAATTCTACTTTTTCGGATTCAAGAATAAACAAAATGCGTTTGAAAAACAATGCTGCCATTTCTGCTTTTTCATCGTTCTTCAAACCAAAATCAATGACTGCACACCGCGAATGTAATGCGTCCATAATCTTTGCTTTGAAATTACAAGTAAAGATAAATGAACAATTCGTTTCAAATTCTTCAATCGCATTTCGCAGAATCGCTTGTGCGTTTGGTGTCAGATAATCGGCTTCGTCAAGAATAACTACTTTACGACCACCTGCAAGTGACATTGAAGATGCATATGTTTTGATTTTTGTCCGAATAGTGTCAACACCGTTTTCATCGGAACCATTCAGAACCATGTAATCACAACCAATCTCTTTACACAATGCTTTAGCAACAGTTGTCTTACCAACACCTGCTGTGCCACAAAGTAAAAGATTGGGAATATGTTTTTGATTGACATATTCCTGAAAGGGCATTTTCAGCCTTTCAGGAATAATACAATCAGCTACAGTTTGAGGGCGATAACGTTCACACCATAAAAGATGACTCTTATTCACATCCAACATCACAAATTCTCCATATTATAAATAATAAAGCGAGGAAAAACAATGCTTGAACATTGTTTTCCTCTAAACGTAACAACCTTAGGAGAGGCTATTATGTCTATTAATATATATCTTATCACAAATAAAATAAACTCAAAAAAATATGTTGGTAAAACATATAAATCAATAATTCAACGTTTCAAAGAACATTGTTCAAAATCAAAAAAATCTAATACACATTTACATAGAGCCATAAGAAAATATGGTTCAAGCAATTTTACTATAGAATTAATTGAAGAAACAAATTTGCCTAATGTGCGTGAACCGTATTGGATTAAAAAATTAAATTCTGAATACAATATGACAGAAGGGGGAGATGGTGGTGACACATCAAATTCTCCAAATTTTAAAAAAGCAATGTTCATTTATCATTCTCGCAAAAAACCAAAAGATTATGCTACTTATGGTATGTTAGGAAAAATTCATCCTAATAAAGGCAAATCATTAAAGGCAAATTGTTGTCCCGTATCTTGTCAAGGTATTGAATATTCATCAGTTGGTGAAGCCGAAAAAGCATTTCCTGGAATAAGTATTAGAAAAAGACTTGATAATATTAAATATCCAGATTTTTATCGCTTAAGAGAAAAAACGAAAAGAAAATAATTTTCTTTAGTTTTAAAAATCAAGCAGCTTTGAACTGCGAACCATTCTCAGTGCTAATCCAATACTGAAGGTCAATCGTTTGATGTTTGAAGTATGCAATACCCTTTGATGAAATTTTTACATCATAAGAACCTTGCATCATCTTGGTAATGTTTTCTGTCTTGAACAGAATACGATATTTGCTACCATTACCATCAGCGATTTCAAGTGATTCGGTGCTTGCTGCATCATTGACTGCATCCAAAGTAACAACATTTACTTTTTTGCCATCAGAATCAATTGCGATATCAGGTGATGCGAGAACAGATGCAACACGTAG